AAATATTGTGAATTAAAATCGGAGAAAGCAAGTGATGTCAACAACATAATAGAGAAGGTTGTTGAATATGCCCTAAAGGAATGGGGCATTGAGGTTCCCAGACAAGAGGATTTGAAAGACCCTGAAGTTAGGGAACTGCATAGCCAAGCCTACCTGAATCAGGAGGTAGAATGGAGCAATTTTATCTCTTCGCGCAAAAAAAGATCTAAAGATGAGCGAAGAAACAAGAAAACTGAGCGCATTTGAAGCGTTCGCACAAATCCAGCAAACGTATGCTGAAGCTGAAGAAAAAGCAAAACAAGAAGCCGGTTCTCCCAAGGTTGAGCGTTTTAGAATAGGAGAAGATGGCGAGTATTCAATCCGCATTTTGCCTTTGGCTCCTAATTTTGATGAGAATGGTAATATCTTGCCTATGGAGCGCAAGGGATATGAGTATGCAGTCCATCAATTCTTTTTAACTATCAAAGCACCTGCAAAAAAAGGTGGTAAGACAAAGAAGCTGAGTATTCCGGTTATTCGTACTACAGACAAAGAGGTGGGTTTCTCTGTTGATTTGATTGATACTTATCTCAAGATTGCTAAAGAAATGTATGCTGATGATGAAAAGTTAATTAAATTCATATCAGACAACGCATACAGCGGTGGCCTCCGTTGGAATTACCAGCACGCAATCATGGTTCTTGATGTTTCAAGTGACAAAGAACGTGCAAAAGGTCCGCAATTGTGGCAATGCTCACATAGCCAGTATAAAGACCTTGATTCGGCAAAAATGCGTCTGTGGAAAGAATTACGAGAAGATGGCGAACAAGAGACATGCCCGATTTCCAGTTTTACAGGTGCTTATCCCGTTAAAATTATTCGTAGCAATAATAATGGTAAGACTGAATATACTGTTGAAATTGGCCGCAAAACCCTTAACATCAAAGAGGAGGAAGCTGAAAAATTGCTTGAACTTCCTCGTATTCCCGAACAATTGTATCGTTATACAAGATACCAGTTTGAAGCAACTTTGGTATTCTTGCAGCAATATGATGAAGAGCACGACATGGAGGTATGTAAGGAGCCGGACTTCATAGAGGCTGTAGAGAAACTGAAAGGTGAGCTTCCAGCAGATGACAATTCACACTTTGATTTGAGTGGCGCTGCTTCTAAGGATAGTAGTAAGGAAGAAACTACTATTGATTCTTTATGGGCCGAATATGATGTTATCGTTGACCAAGATTTGAATGAAAAATCTGATGAATATCAGGAACTTCGTGAAAAGATTCGTCAATTTATTGAAGATAATGGCATTGATGTTCGTATATCTCGTTCAAAGAACAATCAGCAGTTGCTTGAAGAAATTGATGAAGCGTTAGATGAAAAGGCTAAGGGTAAGCCAAAAGAGGAAAAGAAAGAAGAAACTGTTGTACAGCCATCTCGTCGTGCTCCGAAACCTAAAGTTGAAGAGCAGGAAGATAAACCTGAAAATGTCGATGATAACGATGGTGATGGTAAAACGGAAGAAGAAAAAGTGGATGAAACACCTCGTCGCCGCCGTGCTCGGCCTGGTAGAGAAGAGAATGAAGAGGCTCCAGCAGAAAAGACTGAAGATGAAACATCTGAATCTACTACAGAAGAAGAGGCTCCACGTCGCAGGCTTCATTCCCGTCGTTTAAGATAATTCCTGTCTTTAGATAATTATTGTGTGGTAGAGAGGGTATTGGGATGGTACCCGTACCCTCTCATTTTTTTAATTTTCAAAATAGACAGGAATTATGAAAGAAGCTATTGCTTTATTAATTAATGATATACACGTCAGTAAAGATAATATCTCAGATTTTAATCAGAATTGGGATGAAATGCTTGCAATATGTAAGCGTGAGGACATTGCTGACATCGTAATAGGTGGTGATATGTTTACTTCCAGGGCATCACAAACATTGGCAACATTACTTGCTGTCAAAAAAGCTTTGAACAGGGCTGTGGCTCAGGGTTTATATATCACAATTGCAGAGGGAAATCACGATCTTGTGGACCAAGAGTCTTTTGAGGGGTATAATCATCTATGGGTTGGTCTGAAAGGCATCGAAGTTATAGATGTATATAAGGTGTTGATATGGGAAGATTGCGATTTTGCATTGCTTGTAATGAGTTATTTCCCAGAAGACGGTTCTTTTTTAGAACGAATGTATCATGCAGTTCAAGATACATTAAAACAGTACCCGAATATTTCTCAAAATGATATTATACTTTACATTCATGAAGGCGTGCATGGCGCTTTAGGGGATTTTGAAATTCCATGTGAACTTCCGCAGAAGCCTCTACTTGGATTTAAGGCTGTATTGTGTGGTCACTATCATAACCGTGTAAAAATCAAGAATACAAATATCGAATATATTGGTTCATCACGTCAGGGCAACTTTGGGGAGGACGAGAATAAAGGATACACAATTTTGTATTCTGACGGTTCCTATGGGTTTGTTAAGAATGAAGTGAATACACGTTATGAAACTATAGAACTGGGTGCTGACAAGGTTGACAATTTTCAGCTTAATAAAGATGACCGGTACAAGTATAAAGTCAAAGTGAAATGCAATGAAAAGCAGGCTAAACTCTTTGACAAGCAAAAGTTATTGGATTTAGGCTTTAATAAAGTCGAAGTCATAACGGAAAACGCATTACCGAAAGAGTCTGCTGCATCTGGTATTCAGGAAAAGTATGACAAACAGGGTATTAAGAAAGAATATCAGAATTATTGCAATGAAAATTCAATAGATAGCAAATTAGGTATCAAATACTTGGAGGGTTAAAATCATGTGGAAATTAGCAGAAATTAGAATTAACAATATAGTATCTTTTCACGAGGCTTCACTTTCCATAGAACAGGGTGTGGCAACACTTATATTCGGAAAGAACGAAGACAATGCTTCTCAGCCTTGCAATGGGTCTGGTAAATCGTCCTTAATTGAGGCTATTTCTTTCGCTTTGACTGGTGAGCAGTTGCGCAAGGTTAAGAGCGTTGAAGAAATTATTAATGATCATGCTGAAAATGCTTATGTGTATGTTAGGTTGGCAAATGATTATAATAATACAACATTTACTATCGAGCGTACTATCAGTCGTAATGCACCGCAAAGTATAGAGTGCCATAAATATGATTGTGCCGGTGTAGAGATTGAAACTGACAAGACAATTCAACCTACGGTATCTGATTATAACAAGTTCATTCTTTGTGAAATTGGGTTGACAAAGGATGAAATTTATAATAACTTTATTCTTTGCGATAATAAATATGAGAGCTTTTTTGATTGCTCGGATAAGAATAAAAAAGAAATTATCAATCGTTTTAGCAATGGAGTGATTATAGACGATAGCATTGACAGATTGCAGCAAGATATGGCTCCTGTTGTAAGTGAATTGACAGTGGCCAATAACAAAGTAGTTGGTATCAACGGATCTATTTCAGCTATTAAGAATGAATTAGAACATGTTGATGAGAAAAAAGCAAATGCTCGACAAGAACGTGGCGCACGTATAGAACGATTGGACGAGCAGATACAGAAGTGCCGTTCAGACATCGAAGTTGTTGAGGAAAAAAGAAAAAAGGCAGAATCGAGATTGATTTTGCTCAACGGGCTTCAAAAAGAGGTAAAAGGGTTGGACGAGTCGAATTTGTCTTTGCTTGAAGCATACAATGAGATAAAAGCAATGTGTGAGGATAATGAGCTTGAAGCTGTCAGTGAATTTGATAAAATGTCCGAACAGTACAAAAACTTGTTGTTCGAACAGAAAAATAGTATCAAGCAAATTAACCGACAAATTGATGATGCTACTGCTACTCTCAAACAAAGCAAAGATGAGCAACAGAGATATGCAGAATCTTACAAGAAACATTGTGACGATGAAACAAAATTGACAGAGAAAGATATTGCATTAAAGGAGAAAATCAATGCAGAAATCTCAAAGATAGATGTAAAACTTGATAAAATTGAAGAAGATATTAATGCCAATAAGAAACGCCAAGCAGAATTAAGCGCATTGATTTCCAGAAATGAGACTTTGCTTAATGGAGCGGTGATCTGCCCGAAATGTCAGCATAAGTTTTTTGTTAATGAGGATATAACTGTTGACGATGTAAAAAAGACATTGGATGACTTGCGTTCAGAAGAAAGGACAAAGAAAGAGGAAGCCGCAAAATTGATAAAAGAATTTGATTTTGTTGATGAAGATGGGGCTAAAAAATCAGAAGAGATTGATTCCATTAATGCAAAAATGAAGGCTCGCTCTAATGAATTGGATGCTGAATACAGGGAATTGAAATCCCTATCAGGAAAAGTGGAACAGGCAGAAAATAGTGTAATATCTCTTCAGAAGCAGCTTGCAAATGCTGAGAATGAGCTTGACCGGTTGAATGGTAAAATTGAAGTAATGCGTAATCGTTTGTTTGGTGAAATTACTGGAATCTTAGAGGGGCGAGTTATGAACGGCAAGAATTACATTGAACAGCAGGATTCATCAATTGTGTTCTTGAAAGGGCAAATGAGCCAATACCAGCAGTCCAAAAAAGAGCTTATTGAAGCTCCTGAAACCGATTTTGAAGCATCATTACAAGAGTCATTGGAGAAATATCAAGATGAACTTAAATCAGCTCAGAAAATAGCTTCAGAAATTGAAACTAAGTATAATAGGTTGAAAGAGCAAGAACTTCATTTTACAATGTTCAAATCGTATATCGCTAATAAGAAGATTGATGCTCTTTCTCATATTGTAAATGACTTCTTGGAAAAAATCGGTTCTGACATCCGACTTAAACTGGAAGGATTCACAGTTACTAAGACAGGTAAGTTTAGGGATAAAATATCTGTGCAAGTGATGAGAGACGGTATTGACTGTGGCTCTTATCATAAGTTCTCCGGAGGTGAAAAGGCAAGATTGAATTTGGCTTGTATTCTGTCATTGCATACTCTGACAAATTCCAATTGTGAAGAAGGAAAAGGGCTTGATTTTATCATTATAGATGAATTGCTTGACAAATCTGATGAGGTTGGCATGGCGACTTACTGTGAAGCTTTAAACAAACTTGGTCAGACAGCTTTGCTTATTACTCAGGGCGGCATATCTGAAGGGTATCCGCATAAGCTATTAATAGTTAAGAAACAAGGTGTTTCAACAATCCTTAAATAATAGTATTATGCAGAAATTGACAGAAGAATATGTAAGCCAACTCAAAAGAGGCGATATTATGGCATTTGATGTAGCCACTCATTGTGGTTACTATACTCTTGGTGATTATGGAACCGCTCATTTCCCAAACACAGAAAAGGCTCCTAAAAAAATGGGGCTTGATTATGCGCAACATAAGGCTTTTAGAAAATGGCTTATGGATATTTTGACCTCTCATAATATCAAAGCTGTTGCGGCAGAAGATGTTGTGTTCGGTCATTTTGTGGACTTCAGAAAACTTTGTGAATTTAGGGGTATTTTGTTTGAAGTATGCGAAACGCTGGATATACCAATAGTGACTTTTAAGCCATCTGACATAAAGAAGCATGGTACTGGTAAGGGTAATGCGGATAAAAAGATGATGATGGAGTTCGCAGAAAAGCGTTATCACATTGAGGTAAATGGTGACGACAATCTTGCTGATGCGATTCATATCTACATGTATTTCATTCATCGGTATAAACTTTAATAAGTGGCGGTATGATTGGAATTTATTTAGAAAATCAAATCAATAAATGCAGTTTATGTCATCAAAAATGCCGTCAAAACCGGACAAATCAACTGCTAAATGTAAGCAGTTAAGTCCAAGTGAAAAAGAAATACTTTTCAATAAGTACATTGTTCCTAATTTCAGTAGCATAAAAAGTCTTACAAGGAGATATACTGATAATTATCAGGATGTTGATGAAAATTACAATTATTGCCTGGCTCAATTATTTAATTATATAGGGTCATATAATCCAGATCAGAAACTTGATACATGGATTCATATCTGTGTCAAGCGAGCGTGTTTTCATCAAAATAAAAAACGTTCAGAAGATGCTTCACATTGGACCGATATAGAAATGTGCACCAATGAAGACATTTATCAAAATGGAACGAATATGATTGTTGATGCGGGATTCGGAACATTGATAGATAATATATCAGATCAAATGTATAACGCATTAATGCAAATCCCTCCACAAAGATTATCTCCATTTATGATGTATGTACAAGGACATCGTATAAGGGAGATAACTGCTGCCGAATGGAAAATGGGACATCTTGAAAAACGAAGTGAAGATGTTGTGAAAAGTCGGATATATTGGGCTAAAAGAGAATTGCAATACATACTCAGACAATATGGAATTACAAGAAAGAACCGTAAAGGTCCGGCAAATGATCGAGACCGTAGTGAAGAGGACGATTAATCCTAAATGGAGGTTTACTCAAAGCGGAATTGCTGCAATCTATTTACAAAATGGGTTGCAGCAACTACCCTCCTTATTTGGGGTATCGGATATTGATGATGAGAGAATTGTAGATTACCTCATTTATCAGTTGTATCGAATGCGCTCATATATTGCAGATGGTTCATGGCAGTACACTTGGCTGTTTTCAAATTCTGCTATGGATAAATTTAAAAAGCAATTTTTAAGTGCTGACGGGAAATCCGGGATGAATTATTATATCAATCAATGGTTGGATGAGGCAGAATTGTCACGTAGTAAATTAACTGTAACAATAGCACAACCAAAACCTAACCCATTGAGAAAAATGGTTTATCTGGCTTCTGAAGAGCCGATAAAAAAGAGGTTCTTGAATACAGAAGATGGATTAGCGTTATGTCAGCGTTCGACTACAGGATGGAGTCCGCTGTCTGAAACTTGTGGACGATGTGATTACTGGGTTGAGTGTGGAAAAATGACCGCTAAAAAGTACCCAGAGCTTATGCGGTTTAGAAAAGAAGAATATGGCAGGAAAGAAAAATGATAATGTATTGACATCTGAGTTTTTGGCAGAATTGTATAATTGTGCCATAACGAACAATCAGATTTGTTCAGTAGTATCAAGATACATGGAAGATTCATTTCTTCCAGACCAACAATATCAGATGCTTAATTCTGCATTGAAGAGTTATTTCGCAGAATATAAGACTGCACCGCAATATGGTATCATTACGCAGCGCTTATCCTCTTCAAGATCAGTTTCAGAATTGCTGGAAGAGATTCGTGAAGTGGCGACAAGCGTAGATATGGACGGTATCAGAGACCAGTTTGAAGAGTATTTGAAATTGGTCCAGTTCAAGAAGATTTTTAAGGAGGTTTCTAAAAAATATGAGGATGGTGAGCGTATTGGCGCAATGATGTCCTTTACAAGAGAAGCTGTTAAATTGCAGCAATTTACATTAAAGCCAGAAGAGTTCATAGATATTGCTCAAACTTATGAAGAACGGTTGAGAGAAAACAAGGTTCGTAATGATAATCCAGTTTCTAAAATAGTAAATAGCTTTTATATTGATGGACTGGATGAGCTGAACCAGGGTAGGAATTTGCGAACACAACTTTCGTTGTTTCTTGCTATGTCCGGTGTTGGTAAAAGTCATATAGCGCGTTGGATAGGCTATAATGCTGCATATATAAGTGGGCTTGATGTATTGCATATTCAACTGGAAGGCGCTGCATCAGAAACAACAGATGCTTATTCTGCAATGCTAAGTGGCACCACAACTTACGAATATGAGAGTGGGAAAGTCAATAATCATACATTAGAGCATTTGAAAAGTCTGCTTGATACTTATAAAGGGACATTGAAAGTAAAGGCTTACCCTAAATTTGGAAAAGAAGTATCGACTACGGATATTAGAACGGATTGTGATAAATATAGGGAAAAATTTGGGAAATACCCTGATGTTGTAATTGTCGATTCGCTTGACCTCTGTACTGATTCTTCAGGAAAGAACTGGGATGCAAAATCATTGCGACATAAACGTATCGCTACAGCTCAAGACTTGAAAGACCTTGCTGGTGAAATAGACGGCTGGTTAGTTGTAACGTATCAGGCTACCATTGAAAATCCTGAATGGGTGAATGATGAGAAGAATGTACTTACAGCATTTAATACATCTGAATGTAAGGGGTTGCAGAGACCTTGCACACATCTTATATCGTTGAATCAAAGCAAGAAGGAATATCGCGAGGGGACCATGAGACTTTATGCTGATAAGTTTAGATTTTGTAAAAAGGGAGAACCTTTTAGGATTGCTTTAGACTATGAGCATGAAGTCTTCTATGATAGGGTGCGAACATTAAATTTACCTCAGGAATAAATGATTAAAGCAATTAAATAAGCTGATTACACACAATGATTATCACACCAGAAATGCAGCGTTCTATTACAGAAGAACTGCTTTATGACTTTAGTGGCAAGATGGACGGGTCTCGCCGGAATATACTTATACAACATTGTCCTTTCTGTGGGCATGACGGTTTTAAGTATGGCATTTATGTTGGAAACAATCTTGGAAAGAAGCGCTTTGGTATGTCTAATTGCTATCATTGTAACAGACGATATGGTTCATTGAAGGAAACTCTGAAAGCACTTGGAAGAGAGGATTTACTCCCAAAAGAAACGGCGCAACTTGATGACTCAGAAACAGATATTTCATCCATGTTTGATGATGAAATAGATGATGAATTGATTGACGCAGTAATGCCGGATGGTTATAAACGCTGTTACAAAAATAGCTATTTAAAATCACGTGGTTGGGTTATGGATGATTATGAATATTTTCCGGTTGGTACTAATCGTGGTTTTAACAGAGAGTACAATGATTATATTATTTTAGAGGTTCGTGATGAGGGGCGATGCGTTGGATTTGTTGCACGTAGCATTCTTAGTAAAGATGAGATAGATTCATATAATTCCAGACATCATTTTAAGATACGTCGATATAAAAATTCAGATGAACGTATGGGTAATGGATTTTCTAAAATGTTATATAATTATGATGCTATTGAAACAATGACTACTCACTCTGTAATTCTGTGCGAGGGGCCATTCGATGTTGTTGGGCTTAATCGAAAATTAGAACTTTATGACAACAAACATATTGTTCCGGTAGCAACTTTCGGCAAAAAGATTAGTCAGGAGCAAATGTTTAAGTTGCAGAAAAAAGGTGTTGAACAAATTGTGATAGGCTATGACAATGACGCAAAAGAAACCACATCCAGAATTGCTATGGAATTGGAAAAATACTTTGACGTATTGATTGCTGATATACCTAATTGCGTTGGTAAAGACTGGGATGAAATGGATGTTGAGGATATCTATGATGTCTTTGCTTTTAATTTAAAAACGATTCGTGAATTTAATCTTGGATAAAATGAGTGAAGCAGTAACATTAAAAGAATGGCTTGATAATCATCATATAACTTATTCTCTAAGAAAAGATGTATTGGTTATTTCTGGATTTGGTAGATGTTTAATTCAGGAAAATTACGACCATATTTTCAAACAGAATAAAGATGGGGAGGCTGTTTTTAATTCTATTGAAAACATGTCATATCTTTTGGCTGATGATATTACTTATATCGTTTTCCCATTTGGTTGCAGATGGTTTTATGTGGATATCCGCAAAGACCCATTGGATTTACAATTTCAAATACTTAGATATGTTGGTGATTCTCCTGTATTTGAACATAAATGTGAATTTTATCCGCTTGGTATCCACTCTGGATATGAATTACTAAATGGAAGTGGTTTATTGAAAGATTGGTGCACAAAAACAAAATTTTTAGGATATAAAGGCTTATCTGTTGCGGATAGAAATACAATGGCAGCGTCTTTGGACTTACAGCAATCTGCAACAGAAAAGGGTATTAAATATTGTTTTGGCTATTCATTGACAGTAAATACCGGGAAAGATAAAGTTGGGGTTAAAATATATTCAGCTACGCAACAAGGGTTTAAAAATATGCTCCGTATTCAAAAGGCAATAGCTGTTGACAATATAGACACCAAAGAGATTAACCTGATTGATTTTTTGAATTTGGCAGATGGTAATACTTTGGTATTTGATAAATGGTCCGGGCATTGGCTGACTGACAATAAGGGAATTCTTCAGGATTTTATTACAGCTTTTTCTGGGTGGGTGTTTTTTCAAGTTGATACGACTGAATATCGTGCTGACAGAATAGATTCAACTCTTCTTCAAAGTCAAAAGGCATATTTTGATAATTTTTATTTAGGTGATTTAGAATATTACATGAATATTCGTCCGGTTCTTATTCAAGATGTATATTATTTGGATAAAGAGGATTGGAAGACAAAAATCATTCTTAATAAAATTGATACTGGTGCGGCGCATGAACAGTCGCATAATCAATATTTGAAAACTATAGACGAATTGTATAATGAATTTAGATTTCTATTCTCGGACCGATATGATGATGATGTGTTTTATGATATGTGTGAGTCCACTGCCGACATTATTGAAAATGCCACAGCTGCTTATGATTTGAGTGATAACTATGCCCCTAAATATGATATGACTCCACAGGAACAGGCTAAATATGGCAATACGCTTAATATGTTTCACCAATTAATTGAAGAGGGGTTTAAGAAGCTGGTTCCAGAGGGAGAGGAAGAGCGGTATCGTAAACGTGTTGAATATGAAAAATATGTCATAGAGAGTACGGATAACATAGATTATTTCTTGATTCAGAGAGATGAGTTGAATTGGGCGCAAGAAAATGGCATTTTGACTGGAATTGGTCGTGGATCTGCCGGAGGATGTTTATTGTTATATTTGATGGGCATTACATTTATTGATCCACTTAAATATGATTTGATTTTTGAGCGTTTCCTGTTACCTGAGAGAGCCGGCCTTGTGCCTGATAAAGTAACAATAGTGGCGGAAGAAATTCAGTCCTCGGATTATTTTGAATTGGTTTTTGAAAACGGGGAAAGACTCTTGCTTGATAAAGATGCAGAATTGGTTGTAAATCGTAATGGAGAGCAATTAGTTGTGTATGCAGATGAACTGCAAGAAGGTGATGATATTCAGTTTGATAATTGTGATTTACTTCACACATTGCCTAATATTTTGCAGTATGAAAATTCAATCCATAATCAGAAAAACTAACACTGTATTAGTGAATGACTGTTATGCCGGAGACGGGTATGTAAAGCGTAATCATGGTTCATTGCCAGATATTGACTCAGATTTTAATGCGGAACGTAGGGATGAGGTTAAGGCATATTTAGAGAGAAGATATAATAAAGATGGGTTACAGAGGGTGTTTTCGGCCGGTACATTTACTACTGAAAAAATTAAATCAGTGATTAAAGATGTGGCACGAACTTATAAAATTTCACAAGCCACTACTAATTATCTTACAGCTATTCTTGATGATAATATGACGTGGACGGATTTGATGAAAATGGCGTCAACCGATAAACGCATGAAGGATTTTATAATGAAATATCCTGATGTATTTGAAGAGATTTTGCCAATCATGGGGCAGGCACGTTCTGCCGGTATTCATGCGTCCGCACTTATTATTACTCCAGAATTTGTTAAAGGTGAGCGTGTTGAGTGTTTTGATTTGTTGCCGATTAGAAAAATGGGCGACCTTCTTGTTTCTGAGATTTCTGGTAATGATATTGATGCAATCGGTATTCTTAAAAATGATGTTCTCGGTATCAGGGAGCTTACAAGACTTTCCGATACATTGAATCTTGTTAATGATGAGTATGGTGTGCGCTATACCATATTGGAAATTGCATCAAAATACTTGAACGACCCGAAAGTCTTCAAAATCATTCGTGAAGGGAATACTCAGGGGGTATTTCAAATGGGCGGTGAAGGAATTACGAAATTTATTAAACGGCTTGCTCCAGATAATGTCAATGACCTTATCGCATCAGTGGCTTTGTTCCGTCCTGGACCGTTAGATTCGGGTGCGGCTGATAATTATGTTCGTGCTAAACGAGGTGAATATGAACCGACATATTTGTGGGGAACGTATGAAATACTTAAAGATACATACGCTCAAATGGTTTACCAAGAACAAATATCTCGTGTCGCTCAAAAAGTTGGTGGTTTAAGTCTTGGTGATGGTGTCAATTTGGTCAAGGCTTTAAGTAAGAAGAAATTGGAGAAGGTTCGTAAATTTCAAGATAAGTTTTTCTCAGGTGCTAAACAAAATGGATGCCCCAAAGATGCGGCTGACCAGATTTGGAGTAATGTTGAGGATGCGGCTAAATATTCATTTAATGCTTGTATAGGTGGGCATGAATATCTTTGGGGCAAACACAAAGAAAAAGGACGTGGCACAAAGATTAATATTGGTGATATGTGGCGCACGACACATGATTATAAATGGGCAAAAGAAAATGGTAGATTATCTCTTAGGCGTAAATATAATAAATATGGGTATGGCACTTGCTGGTCTTTGAATGAAGAAGAAAAATTGGTCATAAACAGAGTTGTTGATATCCGTTATCAAGGAATTCGTCCTGTGTATCGAATAACATTGGCAAATGGTTCAACTATTGATGTGACGGATAATCATAAACATCCAACTCTTAACGGTGAAAAATGCACAGACCAACTGGTTCCCGGAATGGATTTTATGTTTATAAGAGTTGGATGGATAAAAGAAGACACGTCATATCGTTTTACGGATAGAGGACAGCAAAACGATCCACGTTATCATTCAAATGATAATGTGGAGCCATACACTATCAATACTAAAGCAGGTCAATGTGGCTTTATCAAACGTGATACAAACTATACAAAATTAGAGTATTACGAAAAAAATCTCAAAAAGGATTATTGTGAAATTTGTGGCTGTAAAGATAAACGCTTAGAAGTTCATCACATTAATGGAGATCATTCAGATGTAGGTGAAAACTATTCAAATGTACAAACTATATGTGTTAGCTGTCATAAAAAGGCACATTATCAAATGGGGCGCACGAAAATGGGGCGCAAAGGACTTGGAACAGCTGTGGCGCAGGTTGTTTCTGTGGTGTATTTGTGTGATATGGATGTATATGATGTTGAAATGGCAGATCCATATCATACTTTTTTGACAGGGAAAGGTGTTGTCACTTGCAATTCTCATGCAACAGCTTATGGTTTGACTGCCTATGTCGGGGCATGGTTAAAAACATATTATCCTACAGCTTTCTATACTGTAGTTTTGCGAGACCAAGACGAAGATAAAATGGCGGTTTTGATGAATGAGATAAAAGCTGTTGGAGGAACTGAAATTGAACAGCCGGATATTAATATTTCAGATGAAAATTTTACGGCAGATTTTAAGCATAATAAGATTTATTGGTCTTTGACTCGTATAAAACAGTTAGGGCCAAAAGCTGTGAAGTATATAGTCCAGGAGCGTAAGCTATATGGTGAGTTCTATAACTTGGATGATTTTATCAAACGTATATTTAAGAGTAAATTTAAGAGTTTTAATGATGAAGGTACGGAAGAAACCAGAGAACGATGTCCGGTTACGGCCCGTAGCGTCAGGAATCTTATTTTTTCCGGTGCTTTTGATAAGTGTGAGCATGTTGGTTCAGTGCTGGAACGGTATGGATTGCTTGATAAAGCTGCAACTCTTTTGGGATTTAAGTTGAGTGAAAAAGAAATTCCAGAGGATATGCGTGATAAGCATTATTTTTGGAGTAAACAGCAAATCGCAATTTCAGGTCATGGTTCCATTGATTATCGTAGGATTTATGATAATATGGAAAAACCTAAGTCTCTACAATCTTATAAATACATTGATTTCAAAGATTTGAATAATATGTTTTATGAACTTAGGAAAGGGGTTATTTGTGCGGCTATTTGTTCTGTTTCGGACAAGTCATATAAAGACAGGCGTACTGGTGAAACAAAACATTTCGGAAAAATAGAATTGCAACAAAATACAGAAACCAATATTCTGACAATTTGGGATGATTGGGACATACTGAAAAAGGAGTTTAAAAATTCTGTAGGACACATTATCGCCATTGTCGTGAATGTAAAATGGAGTGATTACGATGAAAAGAATACACTTCAGGTTGGTAAAAATTCATTCTTTAAATTGATATAATATGTCATTTCTGATTGATATACGAGAAGAACTTGATGAGCAAGTTCAAGAACAAATCCGAAAATTCAGAAAGGAGAGTGCTGCTACGGGATATAAGGGGTGGTATAGAATACAATCGGCTATTGCAAAGGCTCGTGATTTGACGATATATCATGATAATATAAAGAATTATATCATGCCTAATCTTTTTGATGATAATGGTGATGCAATCACATGGTATCATTGGAGAGACCCACAGCAGGTACAAGTGAATATGATTAAACGAAATTTGAAAATAGCATCACATTATAGTCGAAAACGGGGGAAAGTGACCCCGACCAGACTTAAAATGTTGATGAAAGAGATTTTACGGTTCAGAATCAATGAATATTTAAACCCAATTGAAAATATGGAAAAACTTAAAATCATGTGCATTATTGGTGGGTCAGGTTGTGGAAAAACGCTTGCATCCTTGCATTTGAAGTATCATAAAGATGCGAATGTCATTTGTTCTTTCACTACCAGACCTCCAAGAGAAACGGAGGTTGAGGGTAGGGACCATCATTTTATTGACATAGTACCAGATAGAACAGAGTTAATTGCCTACGCTCATTTTGGGGGTGCATATTATTATGCTACAAAATGGCAAGTGTTTGGACCATGTACAGTCTATGTGATAGATGAAAAAGGTTTGGAAAATCTACGTAAGGATTTTGGTGATGTATATGATATATATACAGTTTTGATTAAGCGAGATAAGTCATTACGTAGAAAGTCTGGTATTGATGAAACTCGTTTACGTCGTGATGAGCGGAGAGATTTAAAAGATGAGGATTATGATTATGTAATTGAAAATAATGGGAAGAAAGCTGATTTATTTTCAAGCATAGAAAGTATTTACGAAAAAATCAAAAATAAATGATATGGCAGCACCAGCAGAAAAAGTAAACATTGTCACAGCAATAGTATATGATTTTGAAACAGGAGGTACAGATTGCACCAGATGTGCGGCAACTCAAATCTCACTTCATGCGGTTCGTCTTGATACGTTTGAGGTAATGGAAAAATACTCATCCTATATTTATCCATACAATAAAAAAATAGATATTGGAAAACCGAAACGAAAGGTGTTGAAAAACAAATATGATAATGATGATTCGGAATTAATGGATTATGAAGATGTTGCATTGAAATACTCGCATATAACAATGGATATCCTATACAGTATGGGAAAACCATTGGAAAATGTTTGTCAAGAGATTTGTGATTTTATAAAACGGAATACATTTTCTGTGGCGGCAAGTAATAAACCAATTATGGTAGGGCAAAATCCATTATTTGATAAAAAGTTCATGCAGCAGATAATGTTGTATTCCGGGCTTTGGAATGATTTCTGTAAATTGGTTCGGGGAGAAAAGGATTTTTGGGGAAATTTCCAGCCGGCACAACTTGATACTATCATTTTATCACAGCTAACTTTTGATAATGACAAAAGCATTACAACATGGAGGCTGGAGTCAATGGCAGAACGATTTGGTATTGATTTGGAAGATGCACATGACGCTGATGCCGATGTAACAGCGACAAGGGAGATTTTGAGGATCGTTACATCCCGAATGCGTGAACAAAGTACTGGAGGTAATGCTATTGGTGGTTTGGCTACTGAGAAGCAAGAAAAATTGAGAGACCATTTTAAAATTTAAAACTATTGTAATATGAAGCATAAATTTCAATTTGACAAAAAGACTGAACCATGGTTCCAATGACAAGTACAGCTGTTGAAGAGATTAAGGTAAACGAACAAGATAGTGTGCAACAAATCCAATCTGACATGCAGCTAAAAAGCCAGTATTTGCAGAGGGCAAAAGTATTACAGTGAAGTCCGGTGTTATTAATACTCAACAAAATCAGATTGTAAAAATGCAACGGGTTGATGCTCCAACACCGATTCAATTAATAAATGAAAATGGAATCCCTGAAGCTTATCTTGATTCAGTAACTACAGGTGTGATGATGTTTCGTGAACTTCAAGATTATGATATTTGCCAGATTACAGATGAAAAAACTGGTAAGGTACTTGCATATATTGGCGGTTATGCGCTTCAAATAAATTTCAATATGGCAGAATTGAATACTATAGAGCGAATAGACCAATGTTTGCAAGGAATAGTAAAGCTGTTCAGACATAAAATAATGAATCAAGCTATTAATAATAAGTCTTCTGGTGATTGATTTTTGGACTTTGTTTGTGAGTATTCTATTATCTATAAAAGATATATTCTTGTTAAAATTATATTGGAAATGAAAGATAATAAACTCACGGACTTGGAAGAAAAGTTCTGTTTAGTATTTTCCTGTGGACCATCGCCGTATAATGGAAATGCTAATAAAACGTATGACTTGGTTTTCAATGGTTCTACTGGTATGCTTAAAGACCCATTGAATGACAGTTCAAAAAGGGATGTAGAAATAGCTCTTGCTGCAAGAGAATTGATGTTGCGTGATGACATAAGAGACCGCATTGACCAGATTCAAAGTGAAAGCGTGGTCAATGCGGCCACACTCAGACCACGATTGACTGAAACATTGTTGAAAATTGCCGATGAATGCTCTACTCTGATGTGTGCAGATAAATTTGGAACCCCATTATCACCTGCCGCCTTACGTTCCGTTGCAGTCAATGCTATCAGCAAATTAACTGATATGTATGGAATTAAGGAAGATATTGCACATAAGGTGATGCTTGAGGGTACAAATGGTGATGGAATTGTGTTTAACCTGGTTATGCCAGAGTCGAACAAGGGGAATGAACTTGGTGAAGTGATTGAATAACAATAGTAATTATATAAGATGTCTTTAATTATGAACTCATTAATGATTGGTGATAAAATTACTATCCGATATTCAAAACAGCTTGATAAGAGTGGAAATAATATCTTGACCAATAAGACTGGTATTGTTACAAAATTGATGAAAATTGGTAAAAACATAATTGGTGTATATGCTGATGTAAAGGTTATGCGCCGCATAAGAAATTATTATGTGCCAGTTTGTTCCATTGAAGGGCCTGGGGAGATTGATAAGACAAGAACATTGAGCATTTTAAAATCAACAATATTATAATACAATATGAATATAGATTTAGCAAATGTATTTAGTGCGATTGGTACGATAGTAGCTGCATATTTCGCTTATAATCAATATACTAAAAATAAAATAACAGATTTGAAAGTGGAATATTTTAAAAAAGAAGAGGAGCGTAAGTCATATAAAAGAAGCGAAAATACAGCGAAAGTATTCGGCGAATTGTGGCGAATCTTATATGAGTTAAAGGCTGACCGTGTATATATAGTGCAACCGCACCCACTTGGACATGTGGCTTTTCTTTCAATACAATTTGAGGTAAAACGGAAGGGCGTATCTGGAATGTTAGAATCAATACAATCACTTCCTATGAGTGAAATAGCTGCTTTTTCAAAGGATTTAGCTGAGAATTTGTTTGTCTTTTATACAGATATAGACCGTGAGGTGAAGGACAAGGCGGCAAAATCTTTAATGGCTGTAAATGGCTGTGAAGCAGTAGCAATCAAACGATTGAATAGTTCATCAGATTGGGTAGGGAATATATTTTGTGAATTTACGGATGCACAATATCCAGATGAAGATACTGTTCATCACGTACTCCATGAGGCGGCCATTAATATACAATATATTCTTCCTGAATATAGAGAGCGTAAAGTATAAAAACAGATTTAATAATTATATTATGAATACATTAAAGAAAGGTAGTCGTGGTGAGGATGTCAAGGTATTGCAACAGGCTTTGAACTTGATATCTGATGGAATTTTTGGCGATTTGACCGATGAGGCTGTTAAGGAATTTCAAAGATTGAATGGGTTGAAAGTCGATGGAATTGTCGGAAACAATACATGGGCAAAACTTGGTGTAAAGGATGATGGTGAGATAAAAAAGAGCGTGCGCAATATCAAAGAGATAATTATACATTGTTCAGACACGCCAGAAGGAAAGGACTTTACTGTTGCGGATATTCGTAAATGGCATTTGGCCCGTAATTTTAGTGACATTGGTTATCACTATGTTGTTTATAGAGATGGTTCGATTCACGAGGGAAGAGATGTTAATATTTCAGGTGCCCATTGTACAAATCATAATTCTATCAGTATTGGCATTTGTTATATTGGTGGCCGTGCTGCGGTAGGCACTGCACCGAAAGATACACGTACAGATGCACAGAAAAGGACTCTTGTGGATTTGTTGAAGAAGTTAAAGAAGATCTATCCTAATGCAACAATTCATGGCCATAAGGAGTTTGCTGCAAAGGCTTGTCCGAGTTTTGATGTCAAACGAGAGTATGCTGATATTTAAAAATGAATTGTTATGTTGAAGATACTGTTAAAAAAAATCTGGGTATATATCGTTATTGGTATATTGAGCGTAGCACTGTGGAAAAGCATGCACAAGACTGCGACATACTATAAGAAGGCAAATGTGCTTGAAAATACTATCAGTGATTTGAATCAACAAATCAAGTTCACTGAGATACGATTGAATGATTCGATACAGGTATATCAAGCGGAGGTTAAAAGCCTTAATGTAACGCAAGATAATTTAAAAGCAAAATATGACAAACTACTTAAAGCTTCAAAGCTAAAACCAAAAGATGTTAGTTCCGTTACAGAGATTCAGGCGATTATACATGATATTGATACTGTTCCTGCTGCTATAGATTCTCTTGGAGGTATCAGTACTAAACTTGAAGACAATTTTGTTAAGATAAATGTGGAGGTATTGCCGGACAAGAATGTAGTTATAGATTATGAAATACGTGATAGTCTGACAATTGTTAATGTACAGAAGAGGCGGTCTATACTTTGGGGATTAATTAAATGGAAAAAGCATAAAGGTGTTCGCGTAATAAATCATAACCCCAAAGCAAGCATTGTCAGTTTACAAACAATAGATGTTATAGAATAATGGAAAAGAAGCTTATAAAACCTATCACGCCGGAAAAACTAAAATTACTTGGTAAGGGTTCAACTGATAAGTTGAAAAAGATAAAAGACAAATAAGCTCTTACTTTTTGTTCATTTGATAAATTTAAAGGTGAAAAATGTGTGCCGTTCTGCTGTGAAGTAGCGCGGCATTTTTAATATCAAGCATTGATGTACTATTAATAGTAAAACATTAGTATGGCAAGATTAGAAAAACCAAGAGGACTTAATATAACATTTAAACCATCTGAAAGACAGTATGAATTGTGGAATGCTTTACAACCTAATCATTGTGATAAATGTGGTGGTAAACTTGTTATGAAACCAAATGGATTTGACAAGAACGGTCATCAGATTTATCAAGCTACTTGCGACAGATGTGGAAATAGTGATATACCAGAACAAGTGCTTGGAGGTGGGTCAGCTGGTGGAGGTAAGTCATATATCGGATGTTGCTGGCTGGTTATTAGTTGTATGCAGTTTGAAGGAATCCGGATGGTTGTTGCTCGTAAAGTTCGTAAAACACTTTTGGAAACAACCTGGAACACTTTAAAGGATGTGTTGAGAGCTTGGGGGTTAAAACAAGATATACATTATCATATTAATAATTTGTTATACACTATCACATTTTGGAATGGTTCTGAAATAATAGCTATGGATTTGACACCCAGTCCCGGAGACCCGGACTTTAACTCTCTTGGTTCTTTGGAAATTACAGGGGGATTTATAGATGAGGTATCGGAAGTTTCTGAAAAAGCAGTTGAAGTATTAGCTTCACGTATTCGATATAAAATTGCAGAAACTTTCATAGTTGGTAAATTGTTTATGTCAACAAATCCATGTCTAACTTGGGTAAGATCAACTTTCGTTATGAACGATGATGGAGAGCCAGTAAAGTTACCTAAAGGCTATCGTTACATTCCTTTCAGTTTGTTTGATAATCCAAATGAACAATTTCGGGCAATTTACTATAATAAATTGAGCAAGCTCCGTAATAAAGCAGACAGAGACCGTTTGTTGTATGGTAACTGGTTGTTCACAACCAGTAATAAAATGGCCGCTTATTGGAATTTTGATGGTGATAAGCATCTTGTTCACAATCTTAGAGAACATGTTTATGACCCGATGAAGCCGATTATACTAAGTTTTGACTTTAATGTCAATCCTTATATGAGCTGTTTGCCTATGCAGATAGACTTTGAAAATAAGAAAGTTTATATTTATCCAGAATACATCGGCTACCCAAAGGACAAGAGGAATAACACGCCTGCTTTTACCAAGTGGATAGCGTCACAGCTTGTTGCTGATGGTCATATTGGCGGTGCTCTTATTACTGGAGACCCGGCAGGTTTGGCTCGTTCAACTCAAACTGAAGATGGGGTGAATAATTTTACCATAGCCAATAAGAATATGACTAATTCAGTTCTAAAGCCAAAGATACAGCTTCTAAGCAAGCAACCGGCAATGGTAACGAGATTGGAGTTTATTAATGAACTATTGAGTGGATATGATGGATGGAGTGTATTAATAGATGCCCGTTGTCATAGACTAACTGAGGACTTTGTGTATCAGAAAAAGAACCCGGATGGCACCAAAGAGAAAAAGAAAGTGTTGAATGAAAATGGAGAACGTGTAGAGCGGTACGGACACTTTTCAGACTGTTTTGATTATGCTATGATTTATTATCTCGGTCAGGAATATTCTAAATATCGTACAGCAACTGTAGAGATAGTTACAACCATAGATATGGGAGAGACTGTTTATGGTGACTTTGACTATTAATAAATAAAAAACAAAAATATAATGGCATATTTACGCTTTCTTACAGATAAGGATTATTGCTCCATTGCGACAGAAGAGCACATGAAGCAAATTATTAGGGATGTCCCTGAACGAATACCACAGGCCGAACAAAGAGCTGAAATGCAAATGTTGGAGTATCTTGACCAATATTATGAAATCGAGAAAGTATTGGCAGTAGGCAAAAATATCCGTGAATATAACATTTTCGTGTCTTATCCGGGACAAGTATGGATTAAGAAGGATGGAGATATATTCAAAACATTGACTTGTATCAATAGTTTGAAGAGACCGACCAAAATTGTATATTGGAGACAGATAGTCGAATTTATTGATCCGCTTCTTATTGATAAAGCAAAGAAGTATTCTCAGTTACGCACTTATTCAAAAGGCGAGGTCGTAAAATTTGGAACCGAATATTGGCAGTGTGCAACGCCTCATGGATATGATGCCGGAGATATTCATATACCTGGAGTTATAGTTTGGAAAGAAGCTGAAATTATAGCATGGGAGCCTAATCTTGAATGGGAGAAAAACATGGTCTGCTCTTTTAATGAGAGATTTTATCAATATCTTGAAGAGAAAACTGAGGATAGTTCTAACGAGCTTTCAGATTCGGAATTGGTATTGACGCCGGAAGAAGATGATAAATGGGGGTTGATAGGGGACTATTCAGAAGAGCTGGAATATGTGTATGCAGAAGATTCGCATGATTATGTTGTTGCTGAAGGAACCGTATTTTATCCTGTGATGAACCCGAATCCTGATGAGTTGGTAGAGGGTAAGAATATAACAAGGGATGATCCGAGAAACATCAATATAGTGGCTCACATGAGTCGGATTGCACTATATCATCTGCACTCAATCATATCGCCGACTAATATTTCAGAAACTCGTAGATGGGCATACGAAGATTCAATCACATGGCTATATAACGCATCTAAGTTTAAAATTAATCCACAGCTTCCGAGAAAACGAGAGCATGATTCCTGCTTGCCTAAAGTTGATTGGGCTTGTGAGACTTTTCATAGAGATTTTGACCCTTATGAAAATGCCTGGTTGATATAAATACGATATTATTTTCTTTCTTGTCTGTTGAAATAGGGTAGTATCTTATTCAGTGATTGGAGATGCTACCCTTAATTTATGAAGTGTTTTAATGTGAAAATAGCTTTAAAATATAAATTTGATAAAGATAATCGTGTTTAAAATTCAAATTTTAGATGTATATTTGCATTAGAAAGCGTAGTGTTTTATCACAAATTGTGTATAAAATGTGACATGAGCCTAAATATAAGGTGAAACAACTTGCTGATTTTCAGCTGTAAACATATACGGATAGAGAGTTCCCCTGTCTCTCCGCTGAACTAACCGGACAATACCGGACAGTAAGCAGACAAGTCCCACAAATTCAATGATTTGTGGGACTTTTTTATCCCCTTGTGTCTGCCTTAAAGTACACCTTTTCGCCCCTAAAAGACAAAGTTCGTAACCTAACTCGTACCCCCGACAAACAAAAACGGAAAGGGGGTACAGATTGTCCGAAATTGGCGAAGTCCTGTCGCTATTTGGCTTGCCTGCATAGAACTCATTTTTAGAGAATTACAATAGTTTTGCAACTTAAAAAGTGAGTTATGAAATCGACATTCAACATTTGCTTTTACGCAAAGAAAGACAAGCAGAAAGCCAACGGTGCGTACCCCCTTTTTGCCCGTATTACAGTGGACGGCGTGGCGAGCCGTTTTAACACCAAGTTGGACGTGCTGCCCTCTATTTGGGACGGCAAAATGGGCAAGGCTACCGGACGTACTGCGGAAGCCAGCCGCATAAACCGTATGCTGGATGATATAAACGCATCCTTGAACACCATTTACCACGAAATGCAGCGGCGTGACAACTACGTGACCGCTGAGAAAGTGAAGAACGAGTTTTTAGGTCATAGCGAGAGCCACGAAACAATCCTTACCCTGTTCCAAAAGCACAATGACGATGTGAAGCAATTGGTCGGCATATCCAAGACGATAGCGACCTACCGTAAGTATGAAGTCACTCGCCGACACCTTGCCGAGTTCATTCAAAGCAAGTACAACGTATCGGACATATCCATTAAGGAGATTACCCCGATGTTCATTACCGATTTTGAGTTATACTTGCGTACTGCTTGCAAGTGTGGTTATAACACCACCGCCAAGTTCATGCAGTTCTTCAAGCGCATCATCATCATTGCCCGCAACAATGGCATACTGGTGAACGACCCGTTTGCCAATTATAAAATCCGGCTGGAAAAAGTGGACAGGGGCTATCTGACAGAAGACGAGATTAAAATTATCCTTAAAAAGAAAATGGTTTCCGAACGGCTGGAACACGTCAGGGACTTGTTCATCTTTGCCTGCTTCACCGGGCTTGCTATATAGATGTAGCCGGGCTTACCCAAGACAACATTCGCAAATCCTTTGACGGCAACCTTTGGATAATGACAAAGCGGCAAAAGACGAATACGGACGTTAATGTACCATTGCTGGATATTCCCAAGATGATTTTGAAGAAGTACAAGGGCAAGTTACCGAATGGCAAGATACTTCCCATAATCAGCAATCAGAAGCTAAACGCCTACTTGAAAGAGATTGCCGATGTATGCGGAATTAAAAAGAACCTGACATTCCACGCGGCAAGACATTTTCAATCTTCTTTCTTGCTGAGAACAAACGACTTACAAAGAATTGCGGCTTGAATGCTAACGATTTGGAAACGAGCGAAGTTCCGTATCTTACATTGTTTTGCATTAAAACAAAAGAACGCTTTGTTTATCTGCAAATATACAAGAAATCTCTGATAAACACTCTCATATATTAGATTTATTTTTCATAGACTCATAAAAATCGGCATTTGAGAGGAAATCTAAAAGAAAATAGCTAACTTTGCAACCGCATTACACTTGCAGAAGCCCGAAGAGGGATAGTGGGTGGGTGCAACTTTACATAAAGAGCGTTTACTTGACGCTTGTCTTTGACACACCGTAACTTCGCAACTTACAACAACAGTCAAAGGACAAGACAACAGTAGATGTTCACGGTAGGTATATTATGCCTTGCCGTGAATTGTCGTAAATATACATTATTGCATATTTCGATTCGTTCACGCATGGGATTAATATATACCATGCGTGGGCTTTCTGCGTTGTCCGTTCTGACTGTTGGGCAATGCGAAGGCCTTGGTGTGTGGGATGGGCAACAGGCAAGATTCCCACGCTTTTTTTGTTTAGTTCAAATATGCTTTGTATAATCATGGTATCGGGAACTCTGCCATACAAGGAATTTTCAGAAAGCAGAATTAATCTATGTACAAGATTTCCTGGGACTATGAGACTGGTGGAGTTTTGCTTCACTCGCACGTTACTTCAGACACTTTGGGGATAACGCCACGTCCTGTATTCTGGGAAGAGCTTAATTTGTTAAAGTTGAACGAATTAGGTTGGGAATATCCCTACACAGAAGAGCCTTTGATGTGGGCTTGCAACAAGCAATACTTTTATCGTGGGAAATTGATGTTTGAGGTAAAAGGAGCGAATATTTATGATTCTCCTATCGTCCTGTTTCAGAAAGGGAAAGAAAAGGCAACCTTACAATGTGTGGATGTGGCAAAAATGCTACACCGTAACAAAGACTTCCTTTTTCTATTGGAAAGCGAAGCCATTGAATTTATCCGGGACACATATTTGCAATACACATCTGCTAATCGTAGTACTGCACAAGTAGCTTCCAATCAACTTGATTATAACCAGTTACTCGAAAATGCAGAAAAGCGTTATAAAAAGAAAATGGCTATTGTAAAGGAAGATTGCGATAGCTTCGATATTGTACCTCTCGACACAGCCAAAGAGAGTGGCAAACGTATTTTCCATTCCACCAAAATAGACCGCTTTCTCGCTTCTTTCTCCGGCGGGAAAGATAGTCAAGTAGTACTTGACCTTTGCACTCGTGCCATTCCTTCTACAGACTTTGAAGTGATTTATAGCGATACCGGCTATGAGCTTCCTACTTCACTTAACCTTTACGAACAAGTGCGACAGCACTATACATCGTTATATCCCGACTTGAAATTTTCCGTAGCTCGTAATCATGAATCCGTTCTAAACTATTGGGATCAGATAGGCACTCCCAGTGACACGCATCGTTGGTGTTGCTCGGTGATGAAGACCGCCCCTCTCTATCGCATGTTGAAAATTGAGGGGACTAATAAACAAGCAAAAGTATTGGCTTATGAAGGTACACGTTCAGAAGAAAGTGTACGCCGCTCAAAATATGCCCGAATAGGAAAAGGCGTTAAGCATGATGTTGTCATTAACGCACGCCCTATCTTAGAATGGAATACAACAGAAGTTTTCTTATACATACTCAAGCATAATCTTCCCATAAATATCGCATATCGTGCAGGAAAACCGCGCGTAGGATGTTTGATTTGCCCATTTTCTTCGGAATGGGACGACATGATTGTAAATAAGATGTTTCCAAAAGAACTTTCTCCGTTTTTAACTCGCTTGGAAAACTGGGCTGATTTGAGGAATATCCCAAACAAAAACGAATACATAAAAGGACATAAATGGAAACTGAGGGCAAGTGGGAAACACGTAAAATCAATGTCTTCCGTGGCGTTTAAACAACTAAAAAATGATTTAATTGCAACAATTGAAAGTGCAAGACAAGATTTTTTCGTTTGGATAAGTACCATTGGAAAGATAAACACAAGAAGAGAGAAGAATACTATCGTAGGAGAATTGAAATATAAAGATAATATTTACAAGTTTGATATTTCTTACCTTGATTCTTCAAAATCAAATTATACGGTTCATTTTTACAATGTGACAGATATAACCTTTAGTAGCTTACTGAAAAGGGCAATGTATAAAACGACTTATTGCATTCAATGTGAAGCGTGTGAAGTTGAATGCCCTTCAGGAGCATTAAGTGTCTATCCAACCGTAAATGTAGATGAACAAAAGTGTATCCATTGCTATAAATGTTTGAATTTTCATAATAAAGGCTGCATTGTAGCAGACTCATTAAGTATGACACAAAATGATAATGAAAAGCTGAATGGCATCAGTGCTTATGGTACATTCGGTCTTCGTGATGAATGGTTGAACGAGTTCTTTATCAATCCTGGAGATTTTTGGAATAACAATTCTCTTGGGAAGAAGCAGGTCCCTTCTTTTAAAAGCTGGTTAAAGGATTCCGAAATCATTGATACTAAGAACAAAATCACTCCATTAGGAGAAGTACTTGCCCAAATGTATCAAGATATGCCGGACATTGTATGGGAGGTTATATGGATTAATTTGACCTATAATTCACCTTTAATAAAATGGTTTGTTAGAACAATAAAAGTAGGGACTGTCTATTCGAAGAAAATTTTGCAAAGTATTTATGAAGAGCAATATAGTGAAGGATATACTACATTCAAATATTCTTTGGATGCACTATACAACACATTACTCTCTTCTCCGATTGGTAATAGTTTTCATCAAAAAGAAGATATCTCCAAGACTGACGATATTAGGAAATCCCATGATGACATAAGTGACATTGCCGTTGCTTATTCTCTTTATAAGTATGGTAAAACACATTATATAAAATCATTCAGAATAGACGATTTGTATAATAGTAATGATGGAACAGGAATCTTTTTTGAATTTGGACTTAATAAGGCTGATTTTGAAAAGGTTCTAAGAGTTCTTGATACTTCTATCCCAAGATTTCTGACTGCAGAATTAAATATGGGGTTAGATAATATTACGCTTCATGATGAATGGAGTGAAATAAGTATACTCAAATCATTTATAATGTAGGTAGGATTTTTACCTCTCTGAAACAACTAATGCAATGGCAACAAGATATTCAGACTATATCACGATACGTGAATCGAAACCTGCTTATAATATAGGTAGGGAAGAACAAGGAGAATGGGAATCCTTTATTCCCAATGAACAATTCAACGACATATTGCGCAAGGTGGTAAGTGCCGTTCGTAATAATGACCAAGATGCACACAAGTCATTTTGGATTGACGGTACGTATGGTACGGGCAAGAGTCATGCAGCCGCAGTAATCAAGCATTTACTTTGTGATGAAGTGGACGACATTCGTGAATATTTGGACACCGAATATGCATCCCGGCAATACGATTTGTTACGCCAGTCAGTCTATGATGTAAGGAACTGTAAACGTCTTTTCCCTGTTAATCTATATGGTACAGAATCCATCGCACACAAAGAAGACTTTTCACACCGTTTGCAAAGTGCCATAAAAAGGGCATTAAAAGCAGCAGGATTGACCAATTTCTTTGTAAAAACAGACTTTGATGATTATGCTGACCATGTGGAAAGCGAACCTGCCTTTTGGGAAGACATCATCAGCCAAAGTCCCAAACTGGAAGCCTATGCTCCAGATGTGAAGACTTTGGCAAGCAAGTTGCGTACAACTGACACTTCCATACTCACGCAGGTAAAGAGGGCATTAGCAGAACGGCGCATGGATATACGTCTGAATAGTGCCAATATTTGCGATTGGTTTTTTGAGGTACAAGACAAGTTGGCAGAAAATACTGACTACTGCGGATTATTGATTATTTGGGACGAATTTACCGACTTAATGAAATCAGACATGGGGTCGTCATTGTTGGTTGAGCTACAAAAGATAACTGAGCAAGCTATGGAAACTTGTAACAACAGCTATTTCTTCTTTATCTCCCATCCTTCGGCACTGAATAAACTTGATGCGCAAGAACGTACCAAAACTACAGGTCGCTACCATTATATGAAGTATAATATGGAAACGGTGTCGGCATTTAAAATCATGTCACGCAAGTTCCGCATTGCTGATATTGAGGGGTATGAAGCATTAACTACTTCTTTTTTCAATAGCCATGCCGGAATGTTGGCTCGTTATGCAAAGGGAAGCAATAATGTAGAAGATACGATAAAAGACTTGCGTAATCTCTATCCCATTCATCCTGCTACAGCCAATCTTGCCACCTATTATGCACGAGTGGTGGGTTCTTCCTCACGAAGTGTTTTCGAATTTATCGGTGCAAACCAAGCTATACGTGACTTCTTGGAGAGTGAGGTAGCGTTCGCCGAGCATAAAACCATTACGGCTGATTATCTTTGGGATTACGTTATGGAAGTGTTCAACGAAGACCATATTCGTTACGGGGCTGTGACTGAACGCTACAATTCTTATAGGCTACAAGTGAAAAACCAAGGAGTAAACACCTATGCAGTATTCAAGGGTATCTTATTGCTCAATGCTTTAAATAATGTCGCCGGAAACGAAACCGTAACCCCCAGCGAAGAAAATGTGAAAAGTCTTTTTACAGGTACACAAATAGAGCCTTACATAGACGAAATATTGAACTGGCTGAATGATAGTAGTATCATCCAACGTGCTCCGGGCGGATTGTTCTCTATCCAATTCTCCGCACTTCCTCCCAAAGAGATTGAGGAGATTAAATTGGAAATGAAAGCTCAATTCAAATATACCTCACAACTGGTTACGTATGGGCAGGAAGTACGCAAAGCATTCGATACGCTTACTTCTAATGTCAGCCGTCCTGTCAGTATCAATTTCTTTTCCCTCTATGTGAATGAAGCAGCCTTGCTCCATCAGATAGAGAATGCTATAGAAAAAGCGAAAAGCTATGAATTGTTCATTGCTGTAATGCTGGGGCGAAACGATGAAGAGATGAATGAATTGAAAACTATAGTTTCACATGCCTCAAACGATGAACGTTTTACCAATGTTGTCTTTATGGTGTTTGATGCTACTTTCGGTGACGACAATTACGAGCGTTTCATAGAGTACATGGCTAATGCCCAATGCGCAAGTCGCCATAACTTGGCAGACCAACGTGCAGCACACGACAAGAATGCACAAGCCATGATTTCAGATTGGATGAAAGAAGTTCGCCGTAGCAATTTTTCTGTATATGTGAAAGGGGAAAGCGAGACCTTTTCCACCATGAAGCTGGCAACAGCAGTCAATGTAGGCATATCCCCTAAAGTGTTTAGTCGTGGAGCGGAAACGCTTGATTTGCTACGTACTCGTGCGCCTAAGACATTCTGGAAAAATCAGCAAGCCAAAGAAACGGCCAAGAACATATTAATGTTCAATACCTATGATGAAATAATAGGCAAAGCAACAGGTCCGGCTTTACCTCTAAAGTTCTTATTCCAAGATGCAGTAGATGATAATCTTCGCTGGAAAGAAAATGTAGATAAAGAAAACCATCCGCTTTATTTGGTAAGTGAATTCGTCGGCCGAAAAATAAAAAACGCAGACAAGGCAAAAGAGTTTAATTTGGCGGAGAAATTCATCGAATTGACACGCGCGCCTTACGGTTTGTTCCCTTCGTATGCGGGTATCGCCATGCTGTCATTTGCCATGCGACCTTGGATAAACAAAATTTATTCGGTAGATGGCAAGCCCCGATTGGCACAGCACTTGGTGGATGATGTGATGGAAACGTTCAAGTCATGGGAGAACGGAAAGCCAAGTAACAAGATCACTTTTACGTTCGAAACGAAAGAAGCAGGACAACTGAGTAAATTGTTGATAAAGGTATTCAAGTTGAAGTCATTGAAGACCTATTCGGATATCAGCAGTTTGAAAGATGCTCGTTGGGCTATTTCTCATGAATATACAGCAGAAAAAGGTTATCCACTATGGACATTGAAGTATGTAGATGGAACAAACGAGGAAATGTCATCTCTCATTGATAAGATTGTGACAATATCTCTTGACCCAAACATTAACAAAAATCCGTCATTGATGAATGATGCGCTTGATTTGTTGGGACGTTATGAATTTGAGTTCCCTATGCTCCTCAATCGCAGTGGAGCTTTCGAGGAAGGTTATCATAATTTCCTCAAATCTAATGAAATCGTGAATTTGGATAATGAACATTTGCCGGATGCGAAGACATATATCAAGCAACACTTGCAAGGAGAAGTAGGGCTTTGGACAGAAAGAGAGGTGAACGACAAATTAAAGGATTGGAAGTTGTCGCTTACTCCAATGCCTGCGCCAACATCCTTACCCTCTGCACAGCCCTCAAAATATACGCCGTTTACATCGGGGCAATCATATAATGCGCATGAAGAACCACAAACAAAGTTTGGGCAAGTATCGGAAGGCTTGAACTCCTGTTCTTCGACAAAACGCCAGCAAGCATTGGAGCATATTGGCAACATTCCTTCGCTTGCTACCGCTCAACGCTTATTGGAACAGCTTTGTGATTTGGGATATGAAGACATACTCGACATGATTTTAGATAATTAGATGTATGAATAAGGATTTCGAGCATATTGACCGTCTTATAGAGGAGGTAAAAAAGGACAAAGCAGCTGATGGTGCCAATTCCTCAATACTGAATCGCTATCCTGTACGTTTTGTGTTATTTGATAACTTTGCAGACTCCAAAGATTTTGTCAGCGAGTTGATAGGGTTAGGAGTGGCAAAAATGCAGAAAATAGTGGATTGGATGGATAAAGAACATCCTGACCAAATCTTGACGCATAGTTGCTTGGCTAATTGTATCAAACAATATATTGAAGATAATAGCGACTCCGATTGCATTATTGTGCCATTCTCGGAATTGGCACGATTCTACGACAATCATACAGCGAAGGAATTTGAAACTTTGGTTAGCGACATCAAGGGAATACAGTCTGCAACTTCCGGCTTTAATAATCGACAGCGCGTCTATATCCCGATGATAGGTCAATATGGCAAAATGTCGAAATTCTTTTCAGATTCCCAGTCTGTCATTTGGCATTTGGTAGGCTCCAAGCAAGAAAACGGATACCACCTGACGCTTGCCCAAAACACTTACCAAGCAGCCGGATTGGAGAGAGAATTTACCATAGTACGCTCTGTTACAGATTGGCTCAAAGTGTGGCGTGATGAGAATGCAAGACCAGAAATTATCAGTACGTCCAAATCAATTTACGCATTGGCGGACAATGCCCAGCCGGACAATGCTTTGAGTTATACCACTTGTAGCAATGCGTATGAATTCCTAACAAAAGGATTGCACCTCGATTTTGGCGAGATAAAATATCAAAGGGAAGATGCCGGTAATTGGGAGAAATTAGCAGGAGAAATAGAATACAAGAATTTTTCTTTTGAGAAATTCTTCAATAAATATTTCGACATATTCGATTTGGCAGACTACACTGTATTTGTTAAGACTTGGTTCGAAAATACAGAACATTTCAAACGCTGGTTGCTGGCTACTTACTATTCCAAACGATTCTGTAACAAAGGGTATATTTGCCAGTTGCTCCGTAATTGTAGATTGTACAACAACCAAGAGTTTGTGTCGGCAGCCGCCCTATCCGTTTTTGACATGGACAATCCGGAAGAGTGCCTGAATGAGCGCACGGAAATCCTAAATTATGCCCATAAAAACAAGATACGACTAACAGACGATACGAATGAGAAATTGTGCCGAAAGTTGGAGAATATAGCACTGGAAGATGGGTATGAGACCGCCATGCGATATGTTACAGGATTGTCTGACGGAGAAAAAGAACTGATGATACGGTGGGTTGCCAATGGCCGTGTTCCAATAAATAAACTGGCTAAACTATATCCACAGCTTTATAACTATATGGAGAAGAGTTGCGGCACTTCTGATATTCATCAGAAATGGGTATTAGATTACATGGATGCTTACAAACAAGCGAAATTGTCTAATAGATATACAGACTTAATAAGCACATCAATAGATGAGAGAAACGCAAACTCCGTAACGTTCAACTCGTGGTATAATCAATTCAGCACTATTCGTACATTGTTAAATGGAAGAAAGGATATTGACGTTTTTTATTGGATTGACGGCTTAGGCATTGATTGGATTCCTTTTATTATGCAACTTGTGGAGCAATACAAAAGCGAGGGCATCTTTCTTAATGAGATAATGATAGCCCGTTCTTTATTGCCTTCAAAAACAGAAAACAACAAGACCGACTTGTTAAAGCTAACCAACGGTGAATTATCGAAAAAAGGCGATTTAGATGGCTTTGCCCATAAATGCACTTTTTACCCTCAATATATTATTGAAGAAATTAAAATTGTGGAAAGTGCTGTGAGAGAGATTATTTCAGAACATGCTGGCAAAAAGATTGCTATCATTTCGGACCACGGTCTGTCTTATCTCTCACAATTACGGACTGGATATAACTTAGGAGGTATAAAATCAGACCATTATGGGAGATGTGCCATACGTAAACTAGGAACTAATACCCAAGATGACAAATACATCATACTAGATGATGGGCAAACTATTTGCTCGCTTCGCCATAATTCACTTGCTGGTAAAATACCCGATGGACAGGGATGCCATGGTGGATGTACTCCAGAAGAAGTGCTGGTTCCTATCATAATTCTATCTTCGCAGCGGCAACCTTCTGAATACTCAATAAGCCTTATTGATGATGCAGTGAACGGAAATAATCCGATTCTGATGTTCCGTATCAAAGGCGTTACAAACTTGGAAATGCCAAAGTTGATTTATAATAACACAGGGTACAATCTAAACAACCAAGGAAATTTCCGTTTTGAGAGCGACAGATTGGAGCTAACACAAGAGGTTGATGAAGTGGAAATACGCATTGGCAGCTATTCACAAAAGTTTAAAATAAAGATTAACTTGGGTGCTGAAGAAGAAGACCTTTTCGGTGACTTATAATAAATATTGACATATGACAGAAGAATTAAGCAACAAGATACGTCAAGCATTTGGAACACAAACCATTTATAAAGACTCTGCCACATCCGGCAGTCTGTTTGATGGACGTACTCTTCCTTCGTTCGTCAAGGACTTCTTGCTAAAAAAATACATTAACTCAAATGGTGAGGTTGATAAAGGCGGATTGACCAATTTTCTTGACAAGGTCATTCCACGACATACTTCGGAAGTAAAAGACCGCTTAGGCTGTGGAGAAGAATTGACATTACTCACTCGTTTTGAAATCTATATTGACTTAGTAAAAGGGGTGCGCCGTTTCGCCATTCCTGATATGGGCATTAAATTAAAAGAAGGCATCATTCCCGATTATGTGTACAATAAGCATCAAGGGGAATTGGTGGATGGAGAAAAGTGGGGCATTATAAAAATGTGCGTGATGCCTGATGATGACGGGAAAAAGAATCATGTGGAAATGCTCGACTTTAAACCATTTAAACCTTATAAATCCATTGATATGAGTTATTATCGGGACGCTCGAAAACAATTCACAACCATCGAATGGATTGATGTACTATTATCTGCTATGGAATATAATGCTGATGGGTTTTCGACAATGAAAGAAAAGGTAGAATTCCTTACTCGTTTGTTGATATTTGTAGAACCCAGACTCAATGTGATAGAACTAGCCCCTAAAGGAACAGGAAAATCATACGTATTTGGTAACTTGTCTAAATATGGATGGTTAGTTAGTGGTGGAAAAGTATCACGAGCCAAACTGTTCTACGACAAACAAAAGCAACAAACTGGTATTGTTAAGAACCACGATTTTACAGCTTTTGATGAAATACAAACCATTGTTTTCCAAGAACGCTCTGAAATACAAGCTGCATTAAAAGCCTACTTGGAACAAGGTAAAACAACAATTGACAATTTTGAGTTTATTGCTGATTGTGGGCTGATGCTGATGGGGAATATCGACTTAGATGACAATCGTCGTCCTATGTCAAGAAAATATTTTGATAAATTACCCGAAAGTTTTAGAGAATCCGCTTTGCTCGACCGCTTTCATTGCTTCATAGAAGGTTGGTATTTACCCCGTATTAACAAAGAAATGATATTTAAAGGATGGACTGTCAATGTGGAATATTTTTCGGAGGCATTGCATACATTGCGTACACAGACGATTTACGGACAACTCTTTGATGAGTTGGTAGGCTATGAAAAGCAAGCTGACAATCGTGACTTTAATGCAGTGAAGCGTATAACGGTAGCTTCAATGAAACTTTTGTTTCCTCATTGGACTTCAATTGAAGATGTAAACCGTGAAAAATTTGATACCTATTGTTTACAGCCAGCCATTCATCGCAGGGGTATTATTAAAGAACAATGTCATAATATTGACCCTGAATTTAAAGTTCAGATGCCTAATTTTTGGACTATTGGGAACAATTAATTCAGTTTATTCTTTCAAGAGCAATTTCAAAGTTTACCCTTTGAAATGCTCTTGAAGTTGAGGGATAATTTAATCTTATTTTTATTATCTTTTGATGCTCAAATCATGTAGTAGCAGGCTATCGGAAACGGCTTTCAAGGATGTGTCATATCCTTCCGCCAGTTTCCGTACCCACTCGATGGCTTTCTCGTCTCGATGGATGTCGAACACCTTGTTGAGCCAAAGCACATCGTTGGCATCACATCCTCCCCATGCGCGGATAGCTCGGAACTTCAAGGCATCGTCCACATGCTGACGTTTAGACTTCCATTGTTCGATATTGCCCCACAATGAGAACGCGCATACCACGCCAAGCCCCACAACGAAAGAGAACACCTTGCTCGATTTAATGTCAAAGCTGTGCTTATGGATATGCTCCTGCTGGGGTGGTTGCTGTTGCATATTCGGTACTTTCAATTCTTCTTCCAAATAGTCAATTCTTCTAATGATTGTATTGGATGCCTTTGAATAAGCTTCCCATTGCCTTGCCAACAAGCCCTTAATCCGTTCGGCATTGGCTTTTGCTGCTTCTGTCATCGCGTCCTTAATTGGGGACAAGTCCCACTTGCTATCCCCGTCCGACTGTTGTCCGTCTATCACTTTTGAAAGTGCTTCCAATCTGTTTGCCATGCCTTCAAGCATGGTCTTGATTTCCTCGAAGAGGATGAATACATTGTTGTTGTCTGCCATAATTACCAGTTGATTTTACGTTGTTTCTTCTTTTTCTTGTTTTTCAAATATGGGTCGTATGGTTGCTGTTCCTCCGGCACATTGCCCGGTGTGAACAAGCCTAAAGAACCGCTGATAAGGTCGCCACTGATATTTGAAATAGAGTTTATTTCTTCCCGATTGGCTTGCGATTGAGGTTGCATCTGCCGTTCCTCGTAGCTGTTACGCCTTAACGCCGCATCTATTTTGGAATAGCTAAAACTCCTGTCCACCTTGGAGCCATTGAAACAGTAACCGTTCATGGAGAACACGATGCCCTGTATATCATCCGTCTGTCCCTTGTACTTGAACTGCACTTCCACACCCTGCCGTTTCAATCTTTCAATCAGGGTGTCCCAATCCCTGCACCTGCCGACTTCCGTCTTGAGGATGTTATACAGTTCATGCCTTGTTCTGTCCGGCTCACGCAAACGCTCTGTCTTCACATTTTCTTTGCCGTTGGCGAAATGCAAACCGTACTTCTTGGTAAGTTCCTTGCTGATGCGCTCGCTGCGGAAGCGGTCGTTACGGTCAGAAATGGTCTTACCGTTATTGTCGATACGGTTAAAGGCAATATGCACGTGCGGATGCTCCTTGTCGAAATGCCGCCCGATAATGTACTGTGTGTCCTTGATACCCATCCGTTCCATATACTCACGGGCAATCTGCGCCATGACTACGTTGTTCAGTCGTGGCGCATCTTCCTTTGAAAAACTCAAAGCGATATGTTCGACAGCCTTTGCCACCCTCGGATTCATCTGTGCTTGCCCGATAAATCCTTGTACTATCGTGTCGTTATTTTCCAGAAATAAGCCGTCCGCATCTATGATTTGAGTGCCCTTCTCATCATTCAGGATGTAGTAAACCACACCTTTGAAGTCCGAGCCTTTCATGATTTTTGCTATCATAAGCGTATCCGATTTACAAGATTGTCTATCTCTATCATCAGCGTGCGGCAGGGCATAAACACGGAGGTGTACCCCTCCGTATTCGCCTTCCGTGCCAGCTGGTTCAGATTGTTCGCCATACCGCATAGCTTGCGGATAAGGTCGCCATGCTCTTTCGAGAGCCGTTCCTTCACACCACCCTCTGTAATGCAACCACGAATGAATTCACTGGCAGAAACGCCTGCCGACTTCGATTTTGATTTCAACAGGTAGTAGTCCTCTGTTGCCATTTTTACCGTGATACGATATTTCAATTTCTCGGTGGCTCCCTTGACAGGACGACCGCCTTTGTTGGTCCGTCCACGTCCATCGTTCTTCCTTTTTTCGTTGTCCATGATTATCTGTTTCTTGGTTTGATAACTGATTGTAATGACTGTACATAAGTAGACCAACGGGATGGGCTTTCCCTGCGAGTTTTGGAGCGGGGCAAGTGGTTTCGGTCTGACCGAAACATAAACTTGCTCCCTCCAAAACTGCGTTTATCCCGTTAAGAGCATCTCGGAAGACATTCCCATTGGCAAATCCTTAATTCCTACAATTTACGCCATTGTTCGATGTCGCTTTCGTAGGCGGCCAAGGTTCTCGACCAGCCCCGACACGCTCATGCCCCTGCCCCCGAAGTAGCGGACAATCCTGTCCAACCTGTCACGCATCTCATGGCTGACGAACACGGGCTTGCGGTCTGTAATCTTGGGAATTTGCAGGAAGGTGGAGCGGTATTCGTCCAACGAAAGCCTGCGTTGCTTGCTGCTGATTCGTCTGAATATAGTCCGTTCAGATGGGACTTCAGACGTTTCGTGATTTTCCTCCACTGCCATATCTTCGTCTTGTTCCGATACTCCCGTTTCCATATTCTCTACTGCATTATGGGCAATGGCATCGGCTATTACCGCCTGTACCTCGGAAGTGTCCGACTTATCCAACGGCGGAAGGAGAACAGTTTCTTCCTCTTCCTCCGTTGCAGCTGTTTCCTCTTCCTGCATCAAGGGCGCAACCTCCTGCTTTTTCGTGTTCATGGAAGGCAGGTAGTCCTCAATTCTGAAGTTCTTGAACTCTTCATCGTTCTCGATGTTCTTGAAATTCTTTCTCATTTTGTTATTATTTAAAGTGAATACTCGTTGGCCTGTATGCGCATACTTGACCGTTTGTCGGGAGCAAAATAACTGCCTGTATTCCAGTTAGTCAAGTGTTTGGATTCGATTCGGCAATTTTGTGTGGCTTTGCTTAATGCCTGTCTGAACTTCGGTGCAGACTTCACCGATTTGCCGGATTGTTTGGATCAGACAGAATATGATGCGAAATAGGAATAAGGGCTTATTTCCGACCCTGCGGACGGCTTGTTTCGCCTTGCAAAGAATACGGCAATGGTAGTCCTTTCCTATATTATAGTACAATCATTGGGTGTGTGTATTTTATGGCTATACGACCATTATTACCGGAGACAACCTCTACATCGTTGTGCCACAAGCTGCCAGTTTTGGGAAATCCATTGTTTTGTAAAGGTTTACCCTTTTCTTTGCAGCGAAAAGAAGCAATAACAACAAAAAGAAGTATATGGAAATAGTATCAATCGAAAGAAAGACCTTTGAGGCGATGGTCGCTAAGTTCGACCATTTCGTCCGCCGCATGGAAGCCATCTGCCAGCGGCACGGAGAGAAGAAAATGGCAGAATGGATGGACAATCAGGACGTGTGCCGGATGTTGAACATCAGTCCGCGTACGTTGCAGACCCTGCGGGACAACGGTACGCTTGCCTACTCGCAGATAAATCACAAGACGTACTACCGTCCCGAAGACGTGCAGCGTATTGTCTCTGTTGTGGAAGATCGGCGTAAGGATGCTAGGTTCAAAGGAAGGACAATCTAATCACTGAATACAATAAACCCACTAAATCCAAAGTATATGAATGAACTGATTAACAAGGACAACGAGTGGATAATCCACTTCATGGGCAGTCTTGACCGTCTGTTGGACAGCTTCGAGCATCTGACCGCCAATTACCGCCCGACACTGAACGGCGAGCGTTTCTTCACCGACAAGGAGGTGTCAGCACGGCTGAAAGTGAGCCGCAGGACACTTCAGGACTACCGCAACGAGGGATGGATTGCTTATATCCAACTGGGCGGGAAAATCCTCTATCGTGAATCCGATATAGAGAAGATGCTAAATGACGGCTACCGCTCCGCTTATCGGCTGACAGGCACGTGATTTTCTTGAAGGAGCGCAGTTTGCCGTCTGCCCAGTAATTGCGCCAGCAATGGACTTCCGGCAAAAGAAAAAGGGAACGGCTTACGGATGAAGCGTCAAAATTCTGCTTCGTCTGTAAGCCGTTCTTTTTTATCCTCTGATTTTCCGTCAGTCGCTTGTTTCCGTTGCCGGATGCCTTTTAAGCGCATGGCAGGCAGTGGCAAGGTTTTCGGGTTGAATACGCTCTACAGGAGGAAGATTCTGCCCGAAACGGCTTTGCCGCCCGACCTTGCCGCTGCCATCAGTGCCATGCGCTACCTTTGGCATCCGAGCATCGGGAACGAGTGGCTGACGGGATGAACCTCAACTATACCATCGGTTGTTACCCCTGCCACAGGAAACAAGCAATGTAACCGGAGTTCCTCTCTTAGTGCCACTGATTTCATTTATTACAAACCGTCTGAACAAGACACTCTCTTTACTGCATATCCTGAATGCAATGGCTATAACCATTTCAAGGCTGTAAACGTCATAACTGATTCCATCCACTTGCCTGACATACTTCATTGTGTCAAGTTCACTCATTTCTTTGTTCTTATAAATAGAACGGATTGCCTTGCGGACGTGGCAGGAGAACACGCCGAACAGGTCGGCTATCTCCTGTTGCGTCATCCACACGGGAGCGGTCGGCATCGTGACCTCACCCGTTTCACTGATTGTAATGATTCCTCTGTTCATAATGTGCTGATTGGGTATTGGTTATTTTCGCTGTTTGTCTTTTCGCCAGCCGATACATTCTTCCTCCGTTCCATCAGTTTGTCCATGTCCTTTGAGATTTTATCATCGGTTATCCTTGCATAGCCCTGTGTGGTTCGGATATTGGAATGCCCCATCATCTTGGCAATACTCTCAATAGGTATATCCGCCGAAATCAGAAACGTTCCGAAGCTGTGCCTTGATTGGTGATAGGACAAGTTATTCTCTTTGCCAATGATTACGCCTATCTCGTGAATCTCAAACCACAGGGCATCACGGCTTGGAAGTGGGAACACGGGCTGTTCATCATCGGTTGTGTTGTATAGTGACAATATATGCTCCGCAATGGGATGTAGCGGCACGAACGTCTCCACATTCGTCTTCTTGCGGTTGATGCGGATATATCGCCTGCCCTCTGCATTACGTCCGATATGGTGCGGATGCAGGAGCTTTATATCCACATACGCCAGTCCCGTCAGCGTGGAAAAGATGAAAGCCCGCCTTGCAAGTTCCTGACGCTTGTCATACATCGGGGTGGCAAGGATTCTCTTGAACTCCTCACGGCTGATATACTTGTGTTTTGCCTCCGGCTTCGGATCATATTCCAAATCCCCGCAGGGATTCACACGGATAATATCCCTGTCCACGGCAAGATACAGCAGACAGTTTAGCCAGCACATACATTTGTTGGTCTGGGAAGCCCCGAAATTCTTGCACTTTTTCAGATACGCCTTGTAGGACTTACCGAAATCCTCCGTCACTTCTTCAAGGGCAATGTCCTTCTTCCCGAAAGACGTGAGATAGTCAATCAGGTACTTTTGGTAATACATTGAGTGGCGGTAGGAAGATTTGGAATCTATTTCCTCGGAATGCTTCCTCAACCGCTCTCTTTCCCATTCTCCCATTTGCAGGAGGGTAGTAGGGTGGATATTGTTCATGGTGATATGGTTCTTCAATATCTCCGCACTGACCACACCCTGCGATTTCAGTATTTCCTCGTAGGCTTCTGAAACGAGCCGGAGATATTCCTGCAAGTGGTTGTTCTCCCTTGCGGACTTTATCTCGTTCCTTCTGCCGTTCCAGTCTTCCGGGCGACAATAGATTCCCGTACTGACGGCGGTCTGCTTCCCGTCAATGGTTATGCGGCAGAGGATGGCGGTTGTTCCGTCCGCCTTCACCCTGTTGCGGTTGATGTAGGGTAACAATGAAAATGTACTTCGCATATCGTTTTCTGTATTAAAGAATTAATTGAAAATCTTTGGTGGTTTCTATGAATTTGTCCATGTCTTCGAAAAGTTTCTTCGGGCTGACACGGGCATACACCTGTGTCGTGGAAATGTCGGAGTGTCCTAACATCCGGCTAATGGTCTCTATCGGCACACCTGCTTCAAGCGTGATCAGCGAGGCGAAACTATGCCTTGCCTGATGGTAGCACAAGTCATCCTTGATGCCTGCCAGTGCCGCCAACGCTTTCATGTGTCGTCTAAGATTTGACCAGCGGAGCAAAGGAAACAGGGTTTCCCTTGTTTCGTCCTTGTATTTTTCAAGCAACGCCAACGCTTCGGGAAGGAGCTTTACGCTCGCCCGGTGCTCGTTTTTCTTCCGGCGGTATTTCAGCCACAATGCCCCGCTGTCGTCCGTGTACAGGTTCTCGTCCGTGATGGAAACCACATCGGCGTATGACACGCCCGTGTAGCAGGCGAACAGAAAAAGGTCACGCGCAAGCATGTGGGATTTTCTGTAAGCAGGTATTTCCACGTCACGGATTTTCTCGAACGATTCGCGGCTCAATGCACGTGGGGTTCTTTCCGATTGTTTGGGCAGGGCAAAATGCTGGAAATGGCATTTCTCGGAATACCCTTTCTTGTAGGCAAGGCGGCAAATCTTCTTCAAAATGGCAAGATAATGTCTGACAGTATCGATTGCATGGCCTTTCTCTCCCGTGACGAATGTCTGGTAGTCGTGGATGAACTGTTCGGTCAGTTGTCCGAAAGCTAAGTCCCTGACCTTGTACTTGGTTTCGATGAACTCCCCAAGGGTCAGACGCATGTAGTGATAGCCGGGATAAGTTCCTTTCGCCCGGTCTATGCCGATACGTGCCTTGATGTCGTTACAGACTACATCGGTCATTTTCATGAGCGTCATCTGTGTTTCCATGCTGCCTTGGAAAAGGTCTTTCACATTGGTGGCATCGAAATCAATCTTGCGCTCCACAAGGTTGTCGAATGCCGTATTTACCGCCAACAGCAGTTTGTCAATCTTGGCGTTGGTTTCCACCGCCTCTTTGCTCTTGCCGTTCAGACGGCTCTCACGGGGATTCCACAATTCCGGTGTGCAGGAAAGCTTGCATCCGAACTGCGCCATCGTGCGGTTCACCGTAATCCTTCCCATTATCGGGGTTTTGCCCGACTTGTCCAGTCCGCTCTTTTTGAGGTAGAGCAGCACCTTGAATTTTTCTACTTTCATAACGCTTATATTTTAGTTGTGCAAAATTACTTGCCATATAAGCGTTCCTTGATATGCAAAATATTGTGTATGAGCGCAAACGAAACGGTGCGGACTTCATCTTACTTCATTCCGTTACCACTGTCCGTTTCGGTAACAGGGCGGCTAACGTTTTGGTAACTGAACAACCTCAATATTCTGTTGTCATTTGCATTTTCTTCACTTAGCAGAATACTGAAACAATGCTCATTTCAAACGGTTTACGTTTTATCTTCACCTGTCCGCTTTTCCTTGCACAGCCTATCACTTTCCACCTTGCCCGGCACACGTTCGCAACGACCACCACACTATCAAAGGGCGTACCCATTGAAACGGTTTCCAAGATGCTGGGACACACCAATATCGAAACGACACAAATTTACGCCCGCATCACTAACAGCAAGGTAGGCAGCGATATGCAGGGGCTTGACAAGAAGTTTGTCGGCATCGAGAAGATTTACAAGGAAGTCGCCATGTAATCTTGATTATTGGGAACTGGTCACAAATTGTGACCAGTCCTTACTATTATTCCAACATTACTTAATTCCCTAAAATATACGATTATGGATTTACAGATTATCCAAAACAAGATTTTTGAAGTCAGAGGTTGCCGGGTGATGCTCGATTATCATTTGGCAGAACTCTACCAAGTGGAAACACGAGCCTTGAAGCAGGCGGTCAAGCGCAATATCGAGCGTTTTCCCGGTGATTTTATGTTTGTTCTCACCCAAGAGGAAGCTAACTTGCTGTTATCCATAGGGGTGTCACAAAATGTGATACCCCCTGCTTACAACTTCGGCGTTGCTATGCCTATGGCTTTTACCGAGCAGGGCGTAGCCATGCTTTCTTCGGTTCTCCGCTCCAAAGTAGCCATAGAAGTAAACATTTCAATCATGCGGGCTTTTGTCCTCATGCGCCAAATGGTAATCGGTTACGAGGAACTGTTAAGGCGCATCGAGGAATTGGAGGTAAGCACCGATGCGCAGTTCAACGAACTGTACCAAGCCCTTACCCAGCTTTTGAGCCAGTCGAAACAACAAAAAGAACGCCGTCCGGTAGGTTTCGTTACCTATAACCGTGACAAGAACGAATAGGTAACGATTTCGGTAACGATTTTCCACCTAACAAACTATATCCCAACAAAGTACATTCTTTCACCTTGCGGGCAGTCCACCGACTACCCGCATTTTTTATATCCCTTTCCCACTGGCACATTCCCCGAAACGCCAGCCGTGCGTGGCATGGCTGACTGTATTTCGTGAAAAGAGCCGTTGGAAACCCGCACAAGCGTATTGCAAGCAAGCTCACAACACCCTTGCCTTTCCCGCCCGCATGGAGTGTTCCCTAAAAGATGAAAGAGAACAGGCACTTTTCCCCGGTTTCCCTATCTGTAAATCTTCCTCTCACGCAGTCCCCCAGCCGGGACAGTCGTTTTAATCATTTCAATAGGCAAAGGTAGTTACGTGTTCTTCACGATTTTGCAAGGTCGAGTCGTTCCGGTTTGGCGAAAAAAATCTTCCCTGCCTTGCGAGGTATTTTTTGCCCAAAACCTTGCAAACTCTAAACACTACCCTTTTACGCCTATGTGAAACGAAAACGACCGACCCGACCGGAAGACGCATAAAAAAAAAGTCGGATTTACGGGAAACAGGAAAAAAGTTCAGTGAAACTTCAACTCCCTCACCTCTCGAATCCGCATAAAATTAAAAACTTAAAAATTACAGCAATATGGAAGCAACGACATTATCAGCAGCAAGCGTTTATGTAGCACTTACGCCAAGTACAACAACGGTTCATTGTATGGGGCATGGCTCAACCTTTCGGATTATTCGGACAAGGAAGAGTTTTACGAAGCCTGCCGGGAACTGCACAAGGACGAGGAAGATGCGGAATATATGTTTCAAGATTACGAGAATATCCCGGAAACCCTGATTTCTGAAAGCTGGATTTCTGAAAACTTTTTCGCTTTGCGTGATGCGGTGGAGGATTTGAGCGACACCGAGCAGGAAGCCTTTTTTGTGTGGTGCAACTATAAAAGCCATGATTTGGGCGAGGAAGATGCGGACGACCTTGTACGTGATTTCCGGGACGAGTATCGGGGTCAATATGACGATGAAGAAGATTTCGCCTATGAAATTATAGAAGAATGTTACGACCTGCCGGAGTTCGCAAAGACCTATTTCGATTATGAAAAGTTTGCCCGTGACCTGTTTATGTGCGATTACTGGTTTGATGACGGTTTTGTGTTCCGTGCGGCATAACAACCAATCCGGACAGGATGTCAAAGCCCTGCCCGCTAAAAACAACCAAGTTTATAACCATAAAAAATAATACATCATGCAGTCACTTAACAAAAACGGGGTGAGCATCACCCAAGCACCGGGAGAAGAAAAGTTCGTGAAATGCCGTTTAGGGGCTTTCAAGGGACAGATTTATTATCAATATGACTACCGTCATACCGATATGGAACTTTTCAGCACGGTAGCCAAAACGCTGGACGAGTGCCGCCGCAGGCGTGACGAATGGGTAGCGAAGAAGAACGGAGTAATAAACAAGTAAATTTCAGGGACATGAAAACAACAGAAGTAAACAAGAAGCTTATCGGCAGGCGTTGCGAGTGTATTTTTACGGGCTTAATGGTAACGGGCGTTATCGAGGACACAGAAGAAAACGAACACACCATAGAGGTAAAAGTCCGTTTCGACCACCCGCACCAGTGGGGCGATGATTTGTATAATGATGTGTGGGCGTGGGGGCGCAAAATAGACGAGTTCGGCACGCTGCACCATTTGCTACTGTTGGAGGACAAACCGGACTTTCAGATAATGACGGTAATTTTCGGCGAGCCAATCAGCCGGATAGACCGCAGTGTTTTTGAAGATGTGGAAACGTGGGGTGTCTGTTCCCTGCAAGGCTGGGTAAACAGCTATGAAAGTGTCCGGTTTGTAGCCATAGACGACCATACGGCAATCATCACGGGCGAATATAACATGGAGCAGGTAAAGGTGTGGTTAGAGAAATACACGTCCATAAAGAGCCTTAAAACCAGTTGATAGAGAACGGCGGCTGTTTGCCGCCGCTACTTTCTTTCGTGAGTACCGGAAAATAAAGTAGCAAAGAAACCCATAAAAATAAATCATTTTATTTTTAATGCCTGACCTTGGGTATTTCTCACGCCACTATTGATAATACAGATAGCGCCATTAGTAATAATAGGATTAGAGTAAAATTCTAAATCTTGCTCCTTATTGAATTTTTCAAAATTGGAATATAAGAAAATTTCCTTAAGATAACAATCTAACAAAGCTTGTATTCTTTTATTCGTGAATTTTTCAAACCCAACATATTCCATAATATTATTTTTTTGCGAGTTGTCAATTTGTAATGTTATCTCAACTTCATAATTACTTTTGGTTTTTATTTCAAATCCATATTTTAGATTTTTACCCGGAATTCGGAATACAATATCAGAATCTCTTTTTAATAATATTCGCCTAAGAAGTCTTGTACTATTATGAAAAACAATATTAATTCCTGTACGTTCAATTTTGTTTAGGTCTTTCCACCAATCTTTAAATTCTAACAAATCAAATGCAGGAAGATGTTTGAGAATATTGTACTTATTTATATATTTGGTAAAATTATCTCCATAATAAGTCATTCCATTATACCGAATAAAGAATAACTCACTATCTGTTAGTTGAGCCCGTATGATTTTAAGATAGTTCTTTTTTACTTTTTCTTTCAACTCTGCATTATCCAGCAAATCATATATCCGGTATAATGTTCTAAAGCATGCTGCAACTTTTGTCCTATGCTTAATATAAAAAAGCATATATAAGTTTATAGCACCTCTTATATTTCCTTCATAGGATGTGGTTGGCTGAAAAGCTCGTTGTAACAATTCTTTTTCAAAATCGAAAAAATCTTTATTATTATAATTTATGGTTATTTTTTCATTGCCTCTTTCTCGCACTATTGTTCCACATAATTCAGATATTTCTGATTGATATAATCTTAATAACTCAAAAAACAAATCATTAAATCGCTGATTTTCTATTTGTTCTTTATTCTTTTCTGTTACAGCTCGTTGTTGGTTGAAAGTCCGAATTAATATTAGAATACTTATAAGCGCAAATATAGTTCCCAACACACCACCTATAAAGTCTCCGTATGTTCCTAAAAGTTCATGGTTAACAACATATTCATTATCAAACCAATGAATAATATGCTGCCATTTAAAGATATAGCAAAAATGCCTACAAAAAGAAGTGTTATAATTATATAAAATCGTTTTTTCATCAGAAGTTTATCAAACCAATTATCTGTTGTTTCCATAAGCTCAAAATAGATTATCGGATACAAAATTACTCATAAATAAAACACCCAGCAATATTTTGCTGGGTGTTTATTAACATATTCATTCAAAACAGTTTATTCGTTTTCGCTCCTATCACTATTGAAAGATAGTGATAGGAGCTGCATCTGTCCGAAGCTGTCGATAATATAAATGTCAATCGTCTGCTGGTCTGTCGATGCCGATGTGTAATAGAGCCGGAACGTTTCTTTCTCCAGCGGGTAAAGGTCATTGGGCAGGAATACCGTGCCGTTATCCATTTCCAGCTTCCCCTTGCCGTCCGGCTGGAAGTACCTTATCTGATAGGTAGTCGGCTGGTAATAGCCGCCACGCACCAGTTGGCAGCGTATTTCGGCGGTTTCCCCGACTTTCAGTCTTTTGGGTACGGGCAGCGTTTCGATGCTGAACGAGTATGCCTGCTGAATATCCAAGTTGTCATTACAGGCGGTGACAAGCACGAGGACGGCCACGATGTAGCAGCCCATGATGATTTTATACATTACATTTTTCATATACATTATTATATAGCGGTCAGTTGATAATGAATTTCAGTCCCAAAGATACCTGCGTGTGGAACTTGCCTATGTCCGAGCCGAACAACGCCCGTTCCCTTGCGCTGACAAGCAAGGCTATCCGGTCGGTCAGATAGGCTTCCAGCTCCAGTGTCAGCGCACCGCCGTAAATGAAGCAGTCCTTATCCAGCAAGGTAGAGCCGTCCGGCAGCAGCTTTTCGCTTCGGTTGCTTGTTTCGTACCCGGCGAGTGCCGACAGTCCCAGCGAGAGGAAAAAGGTCTTGCGCCTGTCCGAAAGGAATTTCAGGTAATAGCCGCCCTCTGCGGTGAACTGTTCGACTGGTATCTGCATATCCTTGTAGTCATACTTCTTGTGCAGGTATTCCCCGCCAATCACCCAGCGGTTGGCGTTCTTGGTGTAAACGCTGTACGCCGCCCCGATATGGTAGGCGAAATCACTGCCAGCGTTCCAATGCACCCCGTCTGCCATGCCTGCCGTGACCTGCAAGCCTTTCATGCCCGGCAGGTATCTTTGTGCGTGTGCCTGAAACGAGGTCAGGCACAGCGCAAAGAGCATCATTATAAAGATGTATCTTTTCATTCCCTATTTGATTTTTAGTTCGTTAATCACTTCTGCGTTCACGATATCGGCGTTTTCCACCCGGATAACCTGATGCCGCCCGCCGTTCTTCTCGTAAAGTTCCACCAACAGCAGTTTGTCGTCAGGAATGGTAAATTTCGGCAGGGCGTACACCGTGCGCACGGTCGATTTCCCGGCAATCTCTATCACCTCGTTGTAGCTGCGTACCGCATCCAGCACCGTTTCCTGAATAGCCGTGCGCTTCGGCACTTTCTTATCGACTATCTTAAACTTGATGAAGTCGGTATCGAAAGGCACGTTGGAACTGTTCTTTGTCTGCGTGTGCACGTAGAGCATCCCGTTATAGGTGTAAATCCCCTTGATTAAGAACTGGATGCCGAAACGCTTGCTACCCAAGTGGCGCACTTTCCGGTCGTTGTTCTTGTAGATGCTCTGCATTATCAGTTTCACCAGCAGCGGGCTTTCATTACCCAGTTCCCGGAAATAGATGTTCATGCGGGTATGTGAGAAGTCGGACGTATCTTCATTCTCCAAGAAGTCTTTCATTTCGATGTTGAGCATTTCCGGTTCACGGGCGTACTTGGCGTTGAATGAAAAGAAACTGCCGTCCTCGCAGATAACGGAGAAGTTCGTTTCTCCCGGAAAGCCCTCTGTCGTGGCTTTCACCCTGATTACGTTCTCCGCACCGTCCGCCTTGCCCGCTATGATGTGATTGCTTCCCAAATCGACATAGCGGACGGCGGCGGGGAAGATGATATGCACCGTCTTGGCAAAGGTCACTTCCACGCCGTAGGGCGTAACCATTTGGCGGTACGGGAGTTTCCGGGTGATACCCCGGTACAAGTCGTTGCCAGCCGCATACTTCACGGTGTCAGTGGTTTGTGCGTTTGCCGCACACACGCCCAGTAAGAGGGCGAACATTACAAAAATCTGTTTCAT